CGGATCCGCGATCTGGACAACTATAACAAGGCGCTGTTTGACGCCCTGACCCACGCGGGTGTGTGGGAAGACGACAGTCAGGTGAAAAGAATGCTGGTGGAGTGGGGACCGGTTATCCCGGAGGGGAAGGTCGAGATCACTATCAGTAAGTACGAAAAAGCGAGTTGCAAATTAGCAACTCGGTAACGGAATTGAGCAACACCCTAAATTTGGGTATTACCTCGTTAAAGATACTGTATTTATGAACAGTGTATCCTTGATAACTATTAAAAATCGCAGTAAGTTCATCCTGCATCAACGAAAAGGGAGTGCAGTCCCGCTCGTGGATAAAAATTTGTGGAGAAACCAATGAATCAGTTGCTTGTAATTGATGGCGTTTCTGTGCGCCAGTACTTCGAATCTAACTACTGTCTTAACGACCTTCAGAAAGCAGCTCTTCTTGCCGCTGGTGAGAATCGCTCCTCCCGTTCGCTGGAAGTTCACGAGTTTATGCGTCGTCCTGAAACGAAGGCTCTTGTGGAATTATTGGAAGAAGAAACTACGGGAGATTCCCGTAGTATTCCTGTCATCACCATTCAGGGGCGCAATGGTGGGACGTATGTCTGTAAAGAGCTGGTCTATGCATATGCAATGTGGATCAGCCCGGCATTCAGCTTAAAAGTGATACGTACTTTTGATGCGCTTCATAATTCATCACCAGAAGAAACCACATCCGACAAAATTAAATCCGGGGTCATTCTGCTTGAATCAGCAGCAAAGACTCTAAATCTGTCAAACTCCTCGAAACTTGGTGCATACCAGAAATTATCAAAGGTAGCTGGTCTTCCTGAACTTATGCCGATCTATGCCATTGATGCACCTGCTGATGCGCCAGATGGTTCAAGCCGCCCTACGCTGTCGCTGAGTGCACTGCTGAAGCAGTATGGTATCCGCCTGACGGCTAATCAGGCATATCACCAGATGGCGAAGCTGGGGATCGTTGAACAACGCGAACGATACAGCCGTACCGCGATTAACAACATCAAAAAATTCTGGTCGCTGACCGCGAAAGGCTGCATGTTCGGCAAGAACATCACCAGTCCTGCAAATCCGCGCGAGACGCAGCCGCATTTCTTCGAATCCCGATTCCCTGAGCTGTTAAAGCTGCTCGATACCGTTCATTGAGGTGACCGTGAGAGCACTACTGACCCCTGAAATTGCCCCGCGTATGGGGATCGTATTGTTCAGGCCAGGTTCAGAGCTGATGCCCCTGTTTATGCAGGGGCGTGTCCTGCTGGAGCCTGAGCCGGAACGTTATTCATCTTTCGCCAGTGGTGCCGTTCCGGCGGCATCACAACCGCTGGCGGATGATCCTGCCGTTCGGGCCGTGTTCCGCAATGAGGAAGTGATCCGTCGTGCTGGTGGCGTGGAATGTCTTGAAAGCTGGTTACTTCGTGAAAAAGGCTGCCAGTGGCCTCATTCCGACTGGCACAGCGAGAACATGACCACAATGCGGCACGCGCCGGGCGCAATCCGTCTGTGCTGGCACTGCGATAACCAGCTGCGCGATCAGTTCACGGAACGGCTGGAATCAATGGCAACGGATAACTGTGCCCGCTGGGTGTTGTCTGTTGTGCGTCGGGATCTCGGTTTTGATGATAGTCACGTTGTGACAATGCCGGAACTGTGCTGGTGGCTGATTCGTAATGACCTGGCGGATGCCTTACCGGAAAGTGCAGCCCGTAAGGCACTGAGATTACCGAAGCCTGTTGTGCCGTCTGTCACCCGGGAAAGTGACCTTGTGCCTTCGGTTCCTGCCACCAGCATCATCCAGGATAAGGCGAAAAAGGTGCTGGCGCTGAAAGTGGATCCGGAGTCGCCGGAGTCTTTTATGTTACGCCCAAAACGTCGCCGCTGGGTTAATGAAAAGTACACACGCTGGGTTAAGACACAGCCGTGTGCATGTTGTGGAAAGCCTGCTGATGATCCCCACCACCTGATAGGCCACGGTCAGGGGGGAATGGGTACAAAAGCGCATGACCTCTTTGTGTTGCCTTTGTGCAGAAAGCATCACGACGAGCTGCATGCGGATACCGTGGCATTTGAAGAGAAGTATGGCTCCCAGCTGGAGCTGATATTTCGTTTTATCGATCGTGCGCTGGCAATTGGCGTGCTGGCCTGATTTTGTGGAGAACGTTGATGCGTGATATTCAAATGGTTCTTGAACGTTGGGGGGCATGGGTGGCAAATAATCACGAGGATGTCACCTGGTCGTCTATTGCTGCAGGATTTAAAGGACTAATCCCTTCAAAAGTAAAATCCCGCCCGCAATGTTGTGACGATGATGCGATGATCATTTGTGGGTGCATGGCTCGCCTGAAAAAGAACAACAGCGATTTGCACGATTTATTAGTGGATTATTATGTAGGTGGTATGACGTTTATGGCGCTTGCCCGTAAACATGGGCGTTCTGATTGCTGGGTTGGGCGTTTATTGCAAAAGGCTGAAGGTGTAGTTGATGGCATGTTAATGATGTTAGAAATTGAGCTAGAGATGGATCGTTAGAAGACCTCTTATTGAGGGGGTAATTGAATCAGTTTAATGTGTGGGGAGTCGATTTATTCTCCCCATTTTATTTAATTAATTTACTTAAGGTTTTAATTCATCAAGACGTTGTTGGATAGTGTTTTTGCTTGCGTTGTCTGTTATAGCCATTTGTTGTACTTGCCCCATTGCCATTTGAGTTTCCATCCACATATCGGCCCACACTTTTGTATCGTTATTAACTTGAGCGATAGTAAATCTGACTTTTGATACCGGGGTTGTTGAATAGGCATTGCCGATTAACATTTGTCCAAAAACAGCAGACCCGCCTTCCAGTTCTTTACCACATATAACACTGCTGTTATCAGCGTTGTAAATTATCAACCCTCTACTATTGCAGTAATTCACAAGGGCATCTTTGACTTTATCTTTTGTCGTATTTTGATAAACCCCCTCAGGTTTTCCTGATTGAGTTTTTTTTATCAATGGTACGGAAGAAGTACAACCTGAAATGATAGTTGCGCTAAGTAATAGTACAGTCATTTTATTCATGTTTCTTATCCATTGTTAAGGGCATACCTACACAATTATTTTTATTGGAGATGAATAATCAACCGTTTACAATCGTAAAAAATCAAATATGCTGTTAAGAGTGGTTACTTCGCCACACAACTTAAACCCGCCGCTGAGCGGTTTTTTTGTACCTGTAAACTTGGTGCAGTACAGTAAACACGCTGGTGGTCGTGAATACTGACCTTTTATCTTGCTGGCTTTTTAGACAAGAGTTATTGGTATGTCATGTTAACCAGAAGGGAAAAAGACATGCTAAAACAGCAAGATATGACAGAAACCGCCGCCGCAGTCCTTCATTTCTTACCTGCTGACAAGTGGGTAACGCCACGCATGATGACGAGAACTACCGGAGTAAGCGAAGCCCGGTGCCAGTTAATACTGACTCAGTTAGTTCTGGCGGGTCTGGCGAAGGATAACGGCGGATACGGGAATAAATTCAGACGCTGCCAGTAATGGCGGTTTCCTGCTGTGAAAATGGGCGGCTGGTGGGTGTTGGTAGCACCTGCCAGCCATTCGCTCATGCTTACTGGTCACAAGCGAACCACGGCCCACTGCTTTAGCGCAAAAGCAGAGTGAGCCTACCAGAGTTACGCTTACTGATCCATGAAAAATACTGTAAAAATAAACAGTGTTGATTTAATCAACGCTGATTGCCTGCATTTTATTCAGTCCCTGCCTGATGATTCCATTGACCTGATTGTTACCGATCCGCCGTACTTCAAGGTGAAACCCAACGGTTGGGACAATCAGTGGAAAGGGGACGAAGATTACCTTAAGTGGCTGGACCACTGTCTGGCCCAGTTCTGGCGGGTGTTAAAACCTGCCGGAAGCCTTTACCTGTTCTGTGGGCATCGCCTGGCATCTGATATTGAGATCATGATGCGTGAACGTTTCAACGTGCTTAACCATATCATCTGGGCGAAGCCGTCCGGACGTTGGAATGGGTGTAATAAAGAAAGTCTGCGCGCATATTTTCCTGCCACAGAGCGCGTTCTGTTTGCTGAACATTACCAAGGGCCATATCGCGGCAAAAGTGACGGCTATGCAGCAAAAGAAAGGGAACTCAAACAGCACATAATGGCACCGCTGATATCGTATTTCAGGGATGCTCGTGCCGAACTGGGTATAACGGCAAAACAAATTGCCGAAGCCACAGGTAAGAAAAATATGGTTTCCCACTGGTTTGGTGCCTGTCAGTGGCAGTTGCCGAATGAGGCTGACTATCGGAAGTTACAGGCACTGTTTTCCCGTATAGCGGCAGAGAAGTTTCAGGAACAACAACTGGAACAACCACACCACCAGCTGGTGGCATCTTATGATTCACTGAATCGCAAATATTCTGAATTGCTGGATGAGTTTAAATCTCTCCGGCGCTATTTCTCCGTATCAGTCTCCGTGCCTTATACCGATGTCTGGATGCATAAACCCGTTCAGTTCTACCCGGGGAAACATCCGTGTGAGAAACCGGCGGATATGCTCAGGCAAATAATCAATGCCAGTAGTCGACCAGGTGATCTGGTTGCTGATTTTTTTATGGGCTCCGGTTCCACAATAAAAGCAGCAATGGCGCTGGGGCGTCGGGCCTTAGGTGTTGAGCTTGAGTCAGAGCGGTTTAACCAGACAGTGAAAGAGATAAACGAGCTGGTGGGGAAATAATCTGGTGGCCACGTCAGGTGGCCTTTTTATTTCCATTACACAGCACCCGCATCTGCGAGGTGGGGTTATGAAATCCATGGATAAGTTAACAACGGGTGTCGCCTATGGCACCTCAGCAGGTAGTGCCGGGTACTGGTTTTTACAGTTGCTCGATAAAGTCACGCCCTCACAGTGGGCGGCAATAGGTGTGCTGGGTAGTCTGGTATTTGGCTTGCTGACGTATCTGACAAACCTTTATTTCAAGATTAAAGAAGACAAGCGTAAGGCTGCACGGGGAGAGTAATTCAATGACTCAAAACTATGAACTGATTGTGAAAGGGATCCGCAATTTTGAGAATAAAGTTACGGTAACTGTAGCGTTACGGGACAAAAAACGCTTTGACGGTGAAATTTTTGACCTGGACATCTCGCTGGACCGTGTTGAAGGTGCCGCGCTGGAGTTTTATGAGGCAGCAGCCAGAAGGAGCATCAGACAGGTCTTCCTGGATGTTGCTGCCGGGTTATGTGAAGGGGATGAGCAGTCGCCGGAAAAGCGCCCCGTAATTTTAGATGCGCAGAATGTGTGGATAACCTACAAAGGAAAGCTACCAGGAAGAATTACTGGTTCTCTGAAGACTCCTCCGGAATCACAACCTTAAGTCACTGACCGGAACAGATAAACCTGTCCGTGGGCAGAAACCGATAAATCCTGATAAATATCCATGAACGCAAAAATCAGATACGGCCTGTCGGCTGCCGTTCTGGCGCTGATTGCTGCAGGCTCGTCTGCTCCTCAAATACTTGACCAGTTTCTGGATGAAAAAGAGGGTAACCACACTACGGCATACCGCGATGGTTCCGGTATATGGACCATCTGTCGTGGTGCCACAATGGTGGATGGTAAGCCCGTCATACCGGGAATGAAGCTGTCGAAGGAAAAATGCGACCAGGTTAACGCTATTGAACGTGATAAGGCGCTGGCATGGGTGGAGCGCAATATTAAAGTACCACTGACCGAACCACAGAAAGCGGGTATAGCGTCATTTTGTCCCTATAACATTGGCCCCGGTAAGTGTTTCCCGTCGACGTTTTATAAGCGGCTGAATGCCGGTGATCGTAAGAGTGCATGCGAGGCGATTCGCTGGTGGATAAAAGATGGTGGGCGCGATTGCCGCATACGTTCAAATAACTGCTATGGACAGGTTATTCGTCGTGACCAGGAAAGCGCATTAGCCTGTTGGGGGATAGATCAGTGAGCAGAGTCGCCGCGATTATTTATGCTCTGGTTATCTGCATCATCGTCTGCCTGTCGTGGGCGGTCAATCATTACCGTGATAACGCCATCGCCTACAAAGAACAGCGTGATAAAAAAGTCAGTGAGCTGAAGCAGGCGACCGCCACCATTACTGACATGCAGCAACGCCAGCGTGCTGCTGATGTACTCGATGCTAAATACACGAAGGAGTTGGCTGATGCGAAAGCTGAAAATGATGCTCTTCGGCGCAAGCTTGATAATGGTGGTCGGGTGCTCGTCAAAGGAAAATGCTCTGTGCCATCCTCAGCCGAAACCTCCAGCGCCTCCGGCATGGGCAATGATGCCACCGTCGAACTCTCTCCAGTTGCTGGACGAAACGTTCTCGGTATCCGGGACGGAATCATCAGAGACCAGACAGCACTGAGAACGCTTCAGGAATATATCAGGACGCAATGCCTTCGATGATAGCGATAATTTTACTCATCATCCTTCACATCTGGCTCTGTAGACAGGGTGGTGATCACTTCTGGAGTGAATCCAGATTAAACATCTCATTGCTGATGCTTGAAGTTGAGCATCTGGCGCGCGGTAAGGGGCTGCGTTTAGATAAGAGCCAGTCATCACAAACACTAGGATTTAGCCTCGCATTCGCGGGGCTTTTTATTGCAACAAAGGTAAAGACGATGGATGAAGAATATCGTAAAGACCTGCAACTGTGGTTTGGTCTTACGCATGCGTCGTTCTGCGTGATGCCGCGAGTATTCATGGAGGCTATGCCTCCAGAATGGCAAGAGAAGATGGCTCAGTTGCTTTTTGAGTATAGCGACACGATCAAAACGGATGTCTGCGGAGTTCACAGCTGTTTTGTTACTGCCAAAGACGGCAACAACCGCTTTATGAGGATGCCAGAAGATATTCTGAACTATCGTCATCCTCGACGTGAATTCATCGAATCATTTCTGAAGAAGTAGCCATTACAAAGCCTATCTACGGGTGGGTTTGATAATGGCTTATACCCTGCACGGGATAACTTAACTGATATCCCTTTTAACGGATAAACGGAGCCAACAATGGCAGAGAATGTCGGCATTATGGCAGTGAAATTTGGATAAATCGGGGATTAGAAAGATAGAGGCGAGCCGGTCAGGTAGAAATGAATCAGGCTCAAAGTGAAGCGGAAAAGGTCTGTGGCACAAACTGATGCTGCCATAATTACAGCCTGATGACTTGTGGAATGAAACATGTTGAACCTCCTTAATTGATGTGATTCGAGTGAGGAAGGCATTCTGTCCTTCTATAGTGTCCAGTAAATCAAACAGGAAGCTTGTCTCACGTGTGAGACAAGCCTCTCCATTAGCGAGTTGTATTGATTACAACTCTTCAAAGAGTTCATTACTGGGTAGATGAAAATAGTTTCACGACGAATGGAGGAGACTATGTCGGTGGCTTCTTCATTGGAGTACATATGCTCCCTCGAACCTCAAAAGCATGCCGAGTTCGCGGCTGCCGCCATACCACCACAGATCCGTCAGGCTATTGCAAAAGCCACAAAAGCGAAGGCTGGAAGCAATACAAGCCGGGCCAGTCCTGTCATCAGCGCGGTTATGGTTCGCGAGGTTGTCCCTCATGCTCGCCAGTCCTGTGCGGGGGTGGAAGAAACAGGACACTCACACAGATTCTTGTGGGTCGATGCTATTCCTTTCTGGATTATCCCGATGCCATTCATGCAAGGGCTGTATAAGACGTTCGTCATGGCTGTCAGGCTGACGGGTCCTCCCGGTGGGGTGGCCTGCCACGGGGCGGGAGCGTCGCGGAAAAAGGCTAGTTTTTGCATTTTTATCGGCCACCATCATCTTTGCATCTTATTGATTATTAATGGTTATTTGTTTTTTGCATGTCGAATTGAGTGTTTTTTGTTCGACATCGAACGCGTTTTCTTAAAGTTGTTCGCACGATGCATGTTTAAAGCTCTCCGGAGGAAATATGGATCATGAGTTGAAAAACCTGGTGCTGAATATTAATCAACTGGCGGCTTTATCTGGTCTGCACCGCCAGACTGTCGTGGCAAGACTGAAAAACATTCGTCCCGCTGGTGGACATGACAAACTCAAGCTATACCGGTTGACCGATATTCTGACTGAATTTATGGGGTTACCACCGCCGGTTGCTGAGGGCGAAATGGATCCACATGAACGCAAAGCCTGGTATCAGTCTGAACGTGAGCGTCTTAAGTTCGAACAGGAAACGGCACAACTCATTCCGGCCAGTGATGTCAGACGGGAGTTTGCCATCTGGGCAAAAGCGGTCGTGCAGGTGCTGGAGACATTACCGGATATTCTGGAACGTGACTGCGGTCTGCAGCCTGCCGCTGTGAGCCGTGTTCAGTCCATTATTGATGATCTGCGCGATCAGATAGCCCTGCGGGTGACCGAAGCAGGTGCGGATGATGAGGAGGAATTACAGCAGGAGGAGTAATGCTGAATCAGGAAACCGCAAAGGCAGCACGAACCGATTCAGGTTATATCCTTCGCGCACCGAGACGAATGCGGGTTGCTGATGCCGTTGCTCAGTATATGCGGGTGCCCATGGGGGCAGGGAACTCAGTCCCGTGGGATCCGCTGGTGGCACCGTATGTTATTGAGCCGATGAACTGCCTGGCCTCGCGTGAATACGACGCAGTGATATTTGTTGGCCCGGCACGAACCGGCAAGACTATCGGCCTGATTGACGGCTGGGTGATTTACAACGTGATTTGCGATCCTGCTGATATGCTGATCATTCAGATGACGGAGGAAAAAGCCCGCGAACACTCCAAAAAACGACTCGCCAGAACGTTTCGCGTCAGCCCGGAAGTGGTCAGTCGCCTGAGTCCGAACAAAAATGACAACAACGTTTATGACAGAACATTCCTTGCTGGTAACTACCTGAAAATCGGCTGGCCGTCAGTCAATATCATGTCCTCATCAGATTATAAATGCGTCGCGCTGACGGATTATGACCGTTTTCCGGAAGATATTGATGGCGAGGGGGATGCTTTCTCTCTTGCCTCAAAACGTACCACCACATTTATGTCCAGTGGTATGACGCTGGTGGAGAGTTCCCCCGGCAGGGATGTGAAGGATGTGAAATGGCGACGGACTTCACCGCATGAGGCTCCACCAACCACGGGGATCCTGTCGCTCTATAACCGTGGTGATCGCCGTCGCTGGTACTGGCCCTGTCCACACTGTGGTGAGTATTTTCAGCCCTGCGGCGATGTGGTTGCTGGTTTCCGTGATATTGCCGATCCCGTGCTGGCAAGTGAGGCGGCTTATATTCAGTGTCCTTCCTGTTCAGGACGGATTATGCCTGAACAAAAACGTGAGCTGAACGGACGTGGGGTCTGGTTGCGGGATGGTGAATCCATCAATGCGGATGGCAGTCGTTATGGTGATCCCCGACGCTCACGTATTGCGTCATTCTGGATGGAGGGTCCGGCAGCTGCTTACCAGACACTCTCGCAACTCGTTTACAAACTGCTTACTGCAGAACAGGAATACGAGACAACCGGAAGTGAAGAAACACTCAAGACGGTTATCAATACCGACTGGGGATTACCTTATCTTCCCCGCGCCAGCATGGAGCAACGAAAAAGTGAACTGCTTGAGCAGCGGGCAGAGCCAGTTCCTTCCCGCAGTGTGCCGGATGGCGTTAATTTCCTTGTGGCGACAGTGGATGTGCAGGCGGGACGTCATCGCCGTTTTGTGGTTCAGGTAACGGGCTATGGCAGCCGTGGCGAACGCTGGATTATTGATCGTTACAACATCACGCAGTCATTGCGCGGTGACAGTGACGGGGAGAGCCAGCGAATTGATCCGGCCAGCTATCCGGAAGACTGGGATGTCCTGCTGACGGATGTTTTTCATAAAAGCTGGCCGCTGGCCTCCGATCCTTCTCAACAAATGCGACTGATGGCAATGGCGGTGGACTCCGGCGGTGAAGACGGGGTCACTGATAATGCCTATAAATTCTGGCGTCGTTGCCGTCGTGATGGCCTTGGTAAACGTATTTACCTGTTTAAGGGCGACAGCATCCGGCGCGCAAAACTGATCACCCGTACATTCCCTGATAACACCGGACGAACGGGCCGACGGGCGCAGGCCGCAGGTGATGTGCCGCTCTGGCTTCTTCAGACGGATGCACTGAAAGACCGGGTGAATAACGCGTTATGGCGTGACTCGCCAGGTCCCGGCTATGTGCATTTCCCTGACTGGCTGGGGAGCTGGTTTTACGACGAACTGACGTATGAAGAGCGGAGCAGTGACGGGAAATGGAGTAAGCCGGGTCGCGGTGCCAACGAAGCTTTTGACCTGATGGTGTATGCCGATGCTCTGGTCATTCTGCATGGATACGAAAAGATCCGCTGGCCGGATGCACCGGAGTGGGCGAGCCGGGAAACCTGGCTGGAGTGTGTCCAGGACAGTACCGAACCGTCATCCTCACCGGAACCGGTATCCACGCCTGTTAAAAAACAAAAACGGAAGAAAACAGTAACTGACGATGTTAACCCCTGGCTGACTTCCGGAGGATGGTTATGAACCAGAATGATATCGAAGCCATGATTCAGCGTTATATGGAAGCTGAAATGGCGGTGCTGGACGGAAAATCCGTCACCTTTAATGGTCAGCAGATGACCATGGAAAACTTATCTGAGATCCGGCAGGGACGGCAGGAGTGGGAGCGCCGCCTTGCGGCTCTGATTACACGACGACGGGGGCATCCCGGGTACCGGCTGGCGAGGTTCTGATGGCAATTCTTGATGATGTGATTGGCGTTTTTTCACCTGGATGGAAAGCGGCAAGGCTGCGTTCCCGTGCGGTGATCCAGGCTTATGAAGCCGTAAAAACGACGCGGACACACAAAGCCCGACGGGAGAACCGAACTGCCGACCAGCTAAGCCAGTACGGGGCCGTGTCGTTACGTGAGCAGGCCCGTTACCTTGATAACAACCACGATCTGGTTATTGGTGTATTTGACAAGCTGGAAGAACGGGTGGTGGGGAAAAACGGGATTATTGTCGAGCCACATCCGGTATTACGCAATGGGGCCATTGCCCGTGATCTGGCAGCGGAGATTCGCACCCGATGGAGTGAATGGTCTGTCAGCCCGGAAGTCACCGGGCAGTTTACCCGTCCGATGCTGGAACGTCTGATGCTGCGTACCTGGCTGCGCGATGGTGAGGTGTTTGCCCAGATGGTTTCCGGGCGCATAAACAGCCTGACGCCTTCTGCCGGTGTTCATTTCTGGCTGGAGGCGCTCGAGCCGGACTTTATTCCCATGACCAGTGATGAGAGCAACAGGCTGAATCAGGGCGTGTTTGTTGATGACTGGGGGCGTCCCGAAAAATATCTGGTGTATAAAAGCCGTCCCGTATCCGGACGGCAGATGGAAACCAAAGAAGTGGATGCAGAGCGAATGCTGCATCTTAAATTTGTTCGCCGTCTGCACCAGATACGCGGGACGTCTTTGTTGTCCGGTGTGCTGATCCGCCTCAGTGCCCTGAAAGATTATGAAGATTATGAGCTGACTGCAGCAAGGATCGCCGCTGCTCTGGGGATGTACATCCGCAAAGGCGACGGGCAGAGCTATGAACCGGATGGTAATGGCAGCAAGGATAAGGAACGCGAGCTTACCATTCAGCCAGGCATTATTTACGACGATCTGAAACCCGGCGAAGAAATCGGAATGGTGAAGTCGGATCGCCCCAATCCTAACCTTGAAACTTTTCGTAATGGTCAGTTGCGTGCCGTGGCGGCGGGCAGTCGTCTGAGTTTTTCCAGTACAGCGCGCAACTATAACGGCACTTACAGCGCCCAGCGCCAGGAGCTGGTTGAATCTACTGATGGCTACCTGATCCTGCAGGACTGGTTTATTGGTGCCGTCACCCGCCCGATGTATCGTGCCTGGCTGAAACAGGCTGTGGCATCCGGTGTTATCAGGCTACCCCGCGATCTTGACCGTTCTTCACTGTATACCGCGGTGTATTCCGGACCAGTGATGCCGTGGATTGACCCTGTTAAGGAGGCTGAGGCCTGGAAAATCCAGATTCGTGGTGGAGCGGCGACAGAATCAGACTGGGTACGTGCTGGTGGTCGTAATCCGGATGATGTCAAACGTCGGCGCAAGGCCGAAATTGATGAAAACCGCAAGCTGGATCTGGTATTTGATACCGATCCGGCCAGTGATAAAGGAGGCAGCAGTGCCGCAACGAAACGACAGGAGCCGCAGCACACCGACGACCAGTCCGAAGAATAATTCCTGGTTCAGGATGCAGGCTGGTCACCAGAGTGACGCGGATATTTATATTTATGACGAGATTGGTTTCTGGGGTGTTACAGCGAAGCAGTTTATCAGTGATCTGAATGCACTGGGCGATATCACCCACATTAATCTCCATATCAATTCACCGGGTGGCGATGTCTTTGAAGGCATCGCCATTTTTAATGCGCTGAAAACACATGGTGCGTCCATTACCGTTTATGTCGACGGTGTGGCGGCGTCAATGGCGTCGGTCATTGCGATGGTGGGAAACCCGGTCATTATGCCGGAAAACACCTTCATGATGATTCATAAACCATTTGGCTTTACGGGCGGTGATGCGGAGGACATGCGCACCTATGCCGACCTGCTCGATAATGTTGAGGCGGTTCTGTTACCCGCTTATGCACAGAAAACCGGGAAAACCACCGATGAAATTGCTGCCATGCTGGCGGATGAGACCTGGATGTCCGGTGCCGAATGTCTGGCACATGGATTTGCTGATCAGGTGACGCCAGCCGTTAAGGCAATGGCATGTATTCAGTCAAAACGTACAGAGGAATTTAAAAAGATGCCGGAATCCATTCGAAACATGATTACTCCGCCACGCAACAGTGCTCCACGCGTACAGGATGATGAACCTGCAGCCTCCCGGACGCCAGTGCAGGCAGCAGCACCCGTGGTGGATGAAAACAGTATCCGTGCGCAGGTACTGGCAGAGCAAAAAGCGCGTGTAAACGGTATTAATGATCTGTTTGCCATGTTTGGCGGGCGTTATCAGACGCTGCAGGCTCAGTGTCTTGCCGATCCTGAATGTTCGCTGGAGCAGGCCCGCGAAAAGCTGTTGAACGAGATGGGGCGCGAGTCCACGCCATCCAATAAAAATACACCGGCTCATATTTATGCCGGTAACGGTAATTTTGTGGGGGACGGGATCCGCCAGGCGCTGATGGCGCGTGCCGGATTTGAAAAAACCGAACGTGATAATGTCTACAACGGGATGACCCTGCGTGAATATGCCCGTATGTCACTGACTGAACGGGGTATTGGGGTTTCCAGTTATAACCCGATGCAGATGGTCGGTGCGGCGTTCACACACAGTACGTCTGACTTCGGTAATATTCTGCTGGATGTTGCGAACAAAGCCATTCTGCAGGGCTGGGAAGATGCTCCTGAAACCTATGAACAGTGGACGCGGAAAGGTCAGTTGTCTGATTTTAAAATTGCCCATCGTGTGGGTATGGGGGGCTTCAGTGCTCTGCGTCAGGTGCGTGAAGGGGCGGAATATAAATACGTCACCACCGGAGATAAACAGGCCACTATTGCACTGGCGACCTATGGCGAGCTGTTCAGTATCACCCGTCAGGCCATTATCAATGATGATCTGAATATGCTGACCGATGTCCCGATGAAACTGGGCCGTGCGGCGAAATCCACTATTGCCGATCTGGTTTATGCCATTCTGACGTCTAACCCGAAAATCTCCACAGATAATGTAAGTCTGTTCGATAAAGCGAAACATGCAAACGTACTGGAGAGCGCTGCAATGGACGTGGCATCGCTGGATAAAGCCCGCCAGTTGATGCGCGTTCAGAAAGAGGGGGAGCGTCATCTGAATATTCGTCCTGCGTTCGTACTGGTACCGACGGCGATGGAGTCTGTTGCTAACCAGGTCATTCGCTCCTCAAGTGTCAAGGGGGCTGACATTAACGCCGGTATTATTAACCCGGTGAAAGATTTTGCGACCGTTATTGCAGAGCCTCGTCTTGATGATAACAGCCAGACCACCTTCTACCTGGCTGCGTCAAAAGGCTCCGATACGATTGAAGTGGCTTATCTCAACGGTGTGGATACGCCATATATTGATCAGATGGAGGGCTTCAGTGTGGATGGCGTGACAACGAAAGTGCGTATTGACGCCGGTGTCGCGCCAGTTGATCACCGCGGTCTGGTGAAATGTACGGCGTAAACGTCGCAGACAACAACTCTGATGGCCCGTAAGGGCTTTTTTTGTACCTGAAATCAGCCCCTGAACGGGGCTGTGCGGAGACAGTTATGGCAAAGAATTTTGTAGAAGAAGGAAAAACGGTGGCGATTGTTGCCAGTGCAGCCATCAGCAGCGGAGATCTGGTGCAGGTGGGTGATGTTTTTGCGGTGGCGCTGACCGATATTCCACAGGGTGAAACAGGCGACGGCATGACCGAAGGTGTGTTTATGCTGCCTAAGCTGAAAACGGATGATATGAAAACGGGTAAGAAGGTTTATCTGAAGTCCGGAAAAGTTCAGCTGACTAACAGCGGCTCTGATCCGCTGGTCGGGGTTGTCTGGGCAGATGCCGGAACCAGTGCAGAAGAAGTGCCGGTAAAACTCAATGTCTGATCCCTTTTCCCGGCTGGCAGCGCGTATGGATGCGATCACGGTCAGAAAGATGGGAAAGACAGCCTCGATTAATGATGTCGATATGACTGTGATCCCGGGAGAAACACTGGCAGAGCTGAATGCTCTGTCCGGACCTGCGGTCTCTCTGGTGGTGTTTTCTTCGGGATACCGCCCACGGCGCGGGGATCGCGTTGTTTATGACGGACAACAATGGACGGTCACACGGCATGAACGCTTTAACGGTAAACCAATGATCTTTATTGAGTAAAGAGGTGTGGGATGAAGGGGCTTGAGAATGCCATCCGCAATCTGAACAGCCTTGATACCCGTATGGTGCCACAGGCCAGCGCATGGGCGATAAACCGTGTGGCACAGAAAGCGGTCTCGGTTGCCACCCGGCAGGTTGCCGGGAATACCGTTGCGGGAGATAACCAAGTGAAAGGGATCCCCCTGAAACTGGTACGTCAGCGTGTCCGGGTGTTTAAAGCCAGTCCGTCAGGAAAAATGACGGCCAGGATCCGCGTTAACCGGGGCAATCTGCCCGCCATCAAACTGAACACAACACGGCGGCGTGCTGGTGAAGGACTGAGAGTGGGAAAATACTTTTTCCGGGGGGCATTTGTTCAGCAACTGGCGAATGGCCGCTGGCATGTTCTGAGGCGTCTTCCTGAAGCGCGTTTTGCAACAGGGCATGACCATCAGGGCAGGCCAAGAAAAAATCGTCTTCCTGTGGAGGTAGTGAAAATCCCGCTGTCCGGACCGCTGACACAGGCATTTGAAGATGCCCGCGACCGCATCATTGCTGCGGAAATGCCGAAACAGCTGGGGTATGCACTGAAACAACAACTGAGATTATGGCTGACCCGATGAACCGACATACACAAATCCGCCAGGTCGTACTGGCACGCCTTCGGGAACAGTGTGGAGACAGCGCCACGTTTTTTGACGGGCTTCCGGCATTTATTGATGCGCAGGAACTGCCTGCCGTGGCGGTGTGGCTGAGTGATGCTCAGTACACCGGAAAAATGACGGATGAAGATGACTGGCAGGCTGTTCTGCATATTGCTGTCTTCATCCGGGCACAGGCACCGGATTCAGAGCTGGATATGTGGATGGAGAGCACCATTTTCCCGGCCCTGAATGATGTACCGGCACTTTCCGGACTCATCGACACCCTGATCCCACTCGGTTTTAACTATCAACGTGATAATGAGATGGCCACCTGGGCGATGGCGGAAATCACGTACCAGATCACGTACACGAATTAAGGAGGTGGCAATGACCACACCAAATCCACTGGCAAAGACGAAAGGTGCGGGGACGACGTTCTGGATGTATACCGGCAACGGCGACGCATTTGCGAACCCTTTGTCGGACACTGACTGGCTGCGTCTTGCGATGGTGAAGGATCTGCAACCTGGCGAAATGACCGCTGATGCAGAAGATGATACTTATCTCGATGATGAAGATGCAGACTGGAAAACGACAACCCAGGGGCAGAAATCAGTCGGTGATACTTCGGCGACGCTGGCCTGGCGTCCGGGTGACAGCGGGCAGAAAAAACTGGTTCAGTTGTTCGACTCCGGTGAAGTCTGCGCGTTTCGTATCAAATATCCCAACGGTACTGTTGATGTTTTCCGTGGCTGGCTGAGTTCACTGGGTAAAACCATTGCCTCAAAAGACGTGATGACCCGCACTGTGAAAATCAGCGGTGTGGGGCGTCCGTATCTGGCAGAGGAAGGCACTGAAACAGTGAGCGTTACCGGGCTGACGGTGGCACCGGCATCTGCCAGTGTAAAAGTGGGAGCAACCACCACGCTGACCTTTACAGTAAAACCTGACGGAGCCAGTGACAAAGCGATCAGTGTGCATTCGTCAGATCCACAGACTGCCACGGTGACCCTGAACGGGCTTGTAGCCACGGTGAAAGGCGTGAAGCAGGGCAGTGTCAGCATTGTGGGCATGACCGCTGACGGGAATTTTGTGGCTGTGGCTGCGGTGACTGTCAGCGCCGCAGGTTAACAGGACGATACTTATCATTTGCCCCGGTTATCCGGGGCTTTTTTGCAGGTGGAGAACATGATGTTTCTGAAACAGGGCACGTTTAATTATGAAAAACAGTCCGTGGTGCTCAGTGAGCTGTCCGGGCTGCAGAGAATTGAATATCTGGCGTTTGTTCAGCAGCGAACGGCAAAGTTTGATGCCGGTGAGGGAGAACTGCCGGAGGCTGAACGACAGATTGCTTTTCTGCGGATGGGGATGGATATCAATGCCTGGCTGGTTTCCCGCTCACTGTGGAATGCGGATCAGTCTAAGGATGTAGAGACGCTTTGCGCATCCGTTATTACAACATGGTCGTATGATGCCCTGGGTGCGGGGGCGGAGATGGTTCTGTCGCTGAGCGGTATGGGGGCCATTGATAATGCCGGGGATGATGAGCATGAGGCGCTGACGCCGGAAAAGTCATGACGCGGGAAATGCAGTTTGTCATGCGGCTTGCCCGGGAGTTCCGGCGGGCAGACTGGCGGCGGATGCTGTCGGAAATGTCGGCCACTGAGCTTGGTGAGTGGGGCGATTATTTCCGGATGCAGAGCTTCAGTGATGTGTGGATGGATGCGCAGTTTGCCTCGCTGAAGGCATTGATCGTGAGAATGGTGTCCGGCAGCAGTGATGCTGCGGTGGCTGATTTCAGCCTTTTACCGGAAGAGAACGGGATACCGGAGCGAACGGACGAAGAACTGATGCATCTTGGGGAAGGTATTTCCGGAGGTGTGCGTTATGGACCAGATAGCCAACCTGGTCATTGATTTGGGGATTGATGCGGCAGAGTTTAAAAATGAAATCCCCCGTATCAAAAACCTTCTGAATGGTGCAGCCAGCGATGCAGAACGGTCTTCTGCCCGTATGCAGCGTTTTATGGAGCGTCAGACTCAGGCCGCCCGGCAGACAACGCAGGCGGCGTCTTCGGCTGCAACAGCCGCATCCGTTCATGCGCAGACGGTGGAGAAGAACGCACAGGCTCATGAACGCATGGCCCGCGAGGTGGAGAAAACCCGCCAGCGTATGGAGGCGCTGAGCCAGAAAATGCGCGAGGAACAGGCGCAGGCCATGGCTCTGGCGGAGGCTCAGGATAAAGCTGCTGCTGCGTTTTATCGTCAGATTGACAGTGTGAAACAGGCCAGTGCGGGTCTGCAGGAATTACAGCGTATTCAGCAGCAGATCCGACAGGCCAGAAACAGTGGCGGGATTGGTCAGCAGGATTATCTGGCGCTGATTTCTGAGGTTACGGCGAAAACCCGTGTTCTTACACAGGCTGAGGAAGAGGCTACCCGACAGAAAGTGGCGTTTATCCGTCAGCTTAAAGAGCAGGCAACCCGCCAGAATCTTTCTTCTTCTGAGTTGCTTCGTGCTAAGGCTGCCCAGCTGGGGGTAAGCAGTGCTGCAGAAGTGTATATCCGCAAAATGGAGCAGGCAGGAAAAGCCACGCATTCGCTGGGGCTGAAAAGTGCAGCGGCCCGTCAGGAGATAGGCGTTCTGATAGGTGAACTGGCCCGCGGAAATTTAGGTGCGCTGAGGGGATCCGGAATAACGCTGGCTAACCGTGCTGGGTGGATAGACACATTGATGTCACCGAAAGGCATGATGCTTGGCGGGGTTATTGGCGGTATTGCCGCGGCTGTCTATGGCCTGGGTAAAGCCTGGTATGACGGTCAGAAGGAGGGGGAAGAATTTAACCGCCAGCTGTCGCTGACGGGGCATTATGCCGGAGTCACTGCCGGGCAGCTGTGGACGCTCAGTCGTGCTATTTCCGGGAATGGTATCACGCAACATGCTGCAGCCGGTGCGCTGGCTCAGGTGGTGGGGAGTGGTGCATTTCGTGGAAACGATATCGGTATGGTGGCGAGAGCTGCCGCACAGATGGAGCGATCGGTTGGCCAGTCGGTCAGCGATACCATAAATCAGTTTAAGCGGCTGAAGGATGATCCTGTAAATGCCGCGAAGTCTCTGGACAATGAGCTGCATTTTCTTATTGCCACTCAGCTTGAGCAGATACGCGTCCTTGGAGAGCAGGGGCGGTCCAGTGATGCGGCACGGATAGCCATGTCTGCACTGGCAGAGGAAACCGGTCGGCGTACTGCGGATATTGATAATAACCTCAATGCGCTGGGCAGTACGCTGCAAACTTTATCTGACTGGTGGAAGCAGTTCTGGGATGCGGCCATGAATATTGGTCGTGAAGATTCGCTGGATGCGCAGATTGCCACTTTGCAGGAGAAAGTGTCGCGGGCGAAAAGACTCCCCTGGACGGCATCATCTTCTCAGGTTGAATACGATCAGCAGCGTCTTAACGATCTTCAGGAGAAAAAACGCCAGAAGGATTTGCAGGATGCAAAAGAGCAGGCAGAGCGGAATTATCAGGAGCAACAGAAACGCCGTAATGCTGAAAATGCTGCACTGAACCGGATGAATGAAACGGAAGCTGCACGACATCAGCGTGAAATTGCGCGTATTAATGCCATGCAGTACGCCGATCAGGCTGTCAGGGATGCGGCGATACAACGTGAAAATGAACGTTACGAGAAAGCCCTGGCATCCGGTAAGAAAAAAACACGCGAAACCCGTAATGATGAGGCCACCCGGTTATTGCTGCAGTACAGTCAGCAACAGGCACAGGTGGAAGGACAGATTGCTGCTGCAAGACAGTCAGCAGGCATTGCCACTGAAAAGATGACAGAAGCGCATAAACAGCTTCTGGCTCTGCAGCAGCGCATCAGCGATCTGGACGGGAAAAAACTGACGGCAGATGAAAAGAGTGTGCTGGCCCGTAAAGATGAACTGATTCAGGCACTGACGCTGCTGGATGTAAAACAGCAGGAGCTTCAGAAACAGACGGCACTCAACGATCTGAAGAAAAAAACAATTCAGCTGACCAGTCAACTGGCTGAAGAAGAGCGCGCTCAGCGTCAGCAACATGACCTGGATATCGCCACGGTTGGTATGGGTGATCAGCAGCGGCAGCGATATCAGGTACAACTGAGTCTTCGCCAGAAATACCAGCAACAGCTGGAGCAGTTGAGGCGGGATAGTGAGCAGAAAGGGACATATAACACGGATGACTACAGAAAGGCCGAGCAGGCGCTGACGGAGAGTCTGAACCGACAACTGAATGAGAATCGCCGTTACTGGCAACAGCTTGAAATTGCTCAGGGTAACTGGAAAAACGGAGTCCTGCGTGCACTCCAGAATGTCACTGAGAATGCGGATAACACAGCCGGGACAGTGGAACAGTTGTTCACGTCTGCGTTCAGTAGCATGAGTGATTGGCTGGCGACATTCTGTACTACAGGCAAACTCAATTTCAAATCTTTTACTTCTTCTGTGCTGTCAGATATGTCCAGAATCATGGCTCAGATAGCTTTAATGAAAGCGGTAAAAGGCATTGCTTCCGCGCTGCCTTTTGATTTTGTAGCCAATGCTGATGGCGGTGTTTATCAGTCGGCTGATTTGAGTCGCTACAGTGGCACGGTGGTTAACCGTCCGACGTTTTTTGCTTTTGCAAAAGGCGCGGGTGTGATGGGGGAAGCTGGACCTGAAGCCATTCTGCCACTGCGTCGTGGTGCTGACGGTAAGCTGGGGGTTGTGGCGGATATTGGTGGTTCAGGTATGGCGATGTTTGCCCCGCAGTACAACATCGAGATCAATAACGATGGCACGAACGGGCAGATAGGTCCGGCTGCCCTGAAGGTGGTTTATGATCTCGGGAAAAAAGCGGCAGCGGACTTTATGCAACAGCAGGCCCGTGATGGTGGTCGGTTAAGTGGAGCATATCGGTAATGGAGACGTTTCACTGGAAAGTGCGCCCGGATATGAATGTGGTATCAGAGCCGAAAGTGGTGACAGTGAAGCTGGGCGATGGTTATGAACAGCGTCGTGCGGCGGGACTGAATAACCAGTTGTCGACTTACAGCGTGACGATACGTGTTCGTAAATGTGAACACCCATCTTTAAAAGCCTTTCTGGAACGGCACGGTGGCGTCCGCGCATTTCAGTGGACGCCACCTTATGACTGGAAGCCGATCAGGGTGGTTTGTCGTAAATGGTCGGCAAGCGTGGGGGCGCTGTGGGTAACCATAACGGCAGATTTTGAACAGGTCGTGGCATAGGAGGCCCTGATGCAGGATATTCCACAGGAAACACATCATGAGACGACACGCCTCACTCAGTCAGCCCAGGTGGTGCTCTGGGAAATCGATCTGACAGAGGTCGGTGGTGAACGTTATTTTTTCTGTAATGAGCAGAACGAAAAAGGTGAGCCGGTCACCTGGCAGGGGCGGCAGTATCAGGCATACCCCATTCAGGGGACAGGATTTGAACTGAACGGCAAGGGCAGTGCTGCCCGTCCGACACTGACGGTTTCTAACCTGCACGGTATGGTCACCGGTATGGCGGAAGATCTGCAGAGTCTGGTCGGCGGAACGGTGGTCCGGCGTAAGGTTTACGCCCGTTTTCTGGATGCGGTGAACTTCGTCAACGGAAACAGTGATGCCGACCCGGAGCAGGAGGTGATCAGCAGCTGGCGCATCGAGCAGTGCAGTGAACTGAGTGCGGTCAGTGCTTCTTTTGTACTGTCCACGCCGACGGAAACGGATGGCGCTGTTTTTCCGGGGCGTATCATGCTGGCCAACACCTGCACCTGGACCTATCGCGGTGATGAGTGCGGTTATAACGGTCCGGCTGTCGCGGATGAATATGACCAGCCGACGTCCGATATCACGAAGGATAAATGCAGCAAATGCCTGAGCGGCTGTAAGTTTCGCAATAACGTCGGCAACTTTGGCGGTTACCTTTCCATTAACAAACTTTCGCAGTAAATCCCATGACAGAGACAGAATCAGCGATTCTGGCGCACGCCCGGCGATGTGCGCCAGCGGAGTCGTGCGGCTTCGTGGTGAGAACGCCGGAGGGAAAAAGATATTTTCCCTGCGTGAATATCTCCGGTGAGCCGGAGGCGTATTTCCGGATGGCTCCGGAGGACTGGCTGCGGGCAGAAATGCAGGGTGAGATTGTGGCGCTGGTCCACAGTCACCCCGGTGGTCTGCCCTGGCTGAGTGAGGCCGATCGGCGGCTGCAGGTGCAGAGTGATTTGCCGTGGTGGCTGGTCTGCCGCGGGGCGATTCACAAGTTCCGCTGTGTGCCACATCTTACCGGGCGGCGCTTTGAGCACGGGGTGACGGACTGTTACACGCTGTTCCGGGATGCATACCATCTGGCGGGGATTGAGATGCCGGATTTTCATCGTGAGGATGACTGGTGGCGTCACGGTCAGAATCTCTATCTGGATAATCTGGAGGCAACGGGGCTGTATCAGGTGCCGTTGTCAGCGGCGCAGCCGGGCGATGTGCTGCTGTGCTGTTTTGGTTCATCGGTGCCGAATCACGCCGCCATTTACTGTGGTGACGGCGAGCTGCTGCACCATATTCCTGAACAACTGAGCAAACGAGAGAGGTATACCGACAAATGGCAGCGACGCACACACTCCCTCTGGCGTCACCGGGCATGGCGCGCATCTGCCTTTACGGGGATTTACAACGATTTGGCCGCCGTATCGACCTTCGTGTGAAAACGGGGGCTGAAGCCATCCGGGCACTGGCCACACAGCTCCCGGCGTTTCGTCAGAAACTGAGCGACGGCTGGTATCAGGTGCGTATTGCCGGGCGTGATGCAGGCGAAAACGAATTATCTGCCCGTCTTAATGAGCCGCTGGCAAATGGTGCCGTGATCCACATCGTACCGCGCCTGGCGGGGGCTAAAAGTGGCGGCGTATTTCAGGCTGTGCTGGGGGCGGCGCTGATTGCGGTGGCATGGTGGAACCCTGCAGGCTGGCTGGGTGCTGCGGCTTTATCGGGCATGTATGCGGCAGGAGCCAGTATGATCCTGGGCGGTGTGGCCCAGATGCTGGCACCGAAAGCCCGGACGCCCACAGCGACCAGCACGGATAACGGTAAGCAGAACACCTATTTCTCGTCACTGGATAACATGGTTGCTCAGGGCAATGTTTTGCCTGTTCTGTACGGTGAAATGCGTGTGGGGTCGCGGGTGGTATCTCAGGAGATCAGCACGGCAGACGAAGGTGACGGTGGTCAGGTTGTGGTGATTGGTCGCTGATGCAAAATGTTTTATGTGAAACCGCCTGCTGGCGGTTTTGTCGTTTATGGAGCGTGAGGAATGGGTAAAGGAAGCAGTAAGGGGCATACCCCGCGCGAAGCGAAGGACAACCTGAAGTCC